GCTACCTTTTGCTGCTCCGTGTTGATGTAGAGAACGCCCTGCAGCCATACGACGGCAAATGCCCAAGGATCCTGGGCTACTAGCAACACATCCCCATCGTACTCAGCTCGGTCAACACGTCTGCCCCACGACAGCAAGTCCCGCGCAATCGTCCGGGCCGATGCCGCGTACCAGTCCTCCCTGAACGTTGGCGCTTCGATGCCGAGGCGGCCCAGCACTGTATATACAAGGTGGATACAGTCGATCTCGCCGTCGCTTCCGTCCGCACCAAGGCGATACCGCAGACCGACAAGATCAGCGCAGTCGCACATTGGCGGAGGTTGGGATGTTGCCAATCAAGCCCTGAGTCAGACGGCGCAGCGGAACATCAGCTCCAACAGCATCAAGGATTGTGTTGAGGCTTAACGTCAAGCTGGTTTCATCCCATTGGCCGGCGGCAATTTGCCCGTTGTACTGGTGCATCAGGATGCCGGTGGTGCGGTCGTCTGGGTTGAGCGCCATCACATAGACACGCGCCAGCCAGCGCTCTGTAATGGCCGGCAATGCCCAGGCACGGCTTAGCTCGTTGTTTGGGAACACAAGGCTGGCCTCGGTGTTGTCGCCGTTGCGGTTGACGCTGACGCCACTAAATCCGAAGGGCAGGAAGGCGTAGTTGCTGCCGTCGTAGGCCGCGTTGGCGCCGATGAAAAAGTTCTGGAAGTAGTAGTTGGTGGTGTCGTCTGGCTTCTTGAGCCGCAGGTAGTTGCCGAGTGCAATGTCCATTAGATGCTAGGCTTACCGCGTTGTAGGGGAAAACGAGTGACCCGCACACCAAGAAATCACGCAGGCATTCGGTACGGATCCATCGTAGCCATAAAGCCTGTCGGCAAAATCGGCAAATCCATTGCGTGGCTATACCAGTGCGATTGTGGCGAACAAGGAGTAGCGAGAAGCTCGTCGCTACCGGCAAAGACTCGCTGCGCAAAGTGCGCCAGAGAGCAGCAAGCTCAAAAAATAACGATACACGGCGAAACGATTAACCCCAAAAGATCAAGCCTTTACAACACATGGTTATCTATTAGGCAGCGTTGCAATAACCCCAAACATTTAAGTTACAAGGACTACGGTGGCAGAGGAATAAAGTTATGTGAAAGATGGAACAGTTTTGACATGTTCAAGCTAGATGTTGGCGAAAAGCCCGCTCCCCATATGCAAATTAACCGAATCGACAACAACGGTAATTACGAGCCCGGAAATGTTGAATGGGCTACACCAAGTCAAAACTCAAACAATCGCAGAAGTTCCCGGTTAATAGAGTACAAGGGGAAGGCAATGACGCTTCGCGCTTGGTGTGACGAGCTTGGTCTTTCATATCCACTTATGAAACAACGCATGGTTAAAAAATGGGATGTGGAAATAGCTTTCACCACGCCTTATATCCCAAGAATTGATAGGGCTCGATTTGGGCGCATAAAACATTAAGCCATGCCTACTCGCCTTCTGGCACTAGGAGACTGTTGTAGCCGGCGCAGTGCCAGTTGTTGGCCGCGTTCTGCACCTTGGCTGGCGGCTTGACGCATACCAGCTTGGAACTGATCGGCGGTCACGTAATCCACCGAGTTGATGCGCTCCACGGTGTACCGAACGTCGATAGGGGCTGCAGTCATTGTGGCTCCCATGGTGGCACCATCGCCAGAGCCGGATGGGATGACGCCGGAACCACGAGCGCCGGCAGAGTAACGACTCATGGCGCCACGCATCTTGCTGGCGGGAATAACGTATTCCGGTTCGCCGCCTTCACCGATCAGTGCGCGGGTGGGACCAGTAACAAAGCCGCCTTCTGCAAAAGCTCCGCCAGTGCCCTCTAGACCTGGGGCGGTCATAGCGCCCACGCCGAAAGGATTAAGCAGTGGACTTAATAAAGTCTGCAGAATTGTTATTGCTTGCAGTTTTAACGCTTCAGCAGCAATAGTTGCTGCCATGTCAATAAAGTAGCTGCCTACACTTTTGAAGAAATTACTTAGACCTTCTCTTGCGGTTACTGCGCCTGTAGCAATACCGTTAAATGTGTTTCTAAATGCCTCACTGATAGCAGTAGCGGCCCCTATGATTTGATTTGCAGGATCTACAAGTTTTGTAATAGAGTCTTGTGTTTCTTTTATTGCGTCAGGAAGATTCATGTCAAATATATTGCGCAGTCCGGTATCATCCCATCGGACACCACCACGTAAATCATCAAGAGTACTTGTAATAATTTCTGAAATGTCTCTAGCTAACTCACGTAGTTCATCATCCCGAACCAGCTGTGCGTCTTTAAGTCGCACAATTTCTTGGGCGCGAATTACAGTTTTTTCTGATTCATAGTTGGCGTTCATTAGTGCTTTAGCTGTGTCGCGGTTGATATCAGCTACTTTTTGATCATATTCAAGTCGTATAGCTGTCGCACGGTTACCTTCAAATAAAGCATTACGCATATCGTCTTGGGCTTTGGATATACGCTCCATCGCCTTAAGATCTTCTAACAGCTGTGCGGTACGATTTTCTGGCGGTTTAGGTCCTTTAGGAGTTTTTGTACCTTTACCTGTGGATGCAAGTTGAGAAGGAACTGTAAAAGATTGCAGTGTAGGTACCTGTTGTTCTGGAGCGGCATAACGACCATACAAACCTGTAGCACCAGCAGAACGCTTTTGTTGGCTGCCCTTTGAGCGAATAAAGTCGAGCACCCTTAAAGCTGGAGCAAGCGCAAAAACAATTTCTCGCGCCCAAGCAGCAATAGCAGTAACAAAACTGGGTAATTGAAATTGCGCTCCGGCTATTGCGTCTTTTACTTCTACAAATTTATTGACTATAGGACTAATGTACTGTGAAGCAGCGCTAGCTAATGCTTGCAGTCCTGCAATGTAGTCGTCTAAAATTTTAAGTGCTTCGGAAGTAGCATTTATAATCGCTATAAATGCAGGTGTAAGTGTTTGATTTATACCTGCCGCTGATGTGCTTACACGAGTAGCTAGTATGTCAAAACGCTGATTTAATGTATCTATAGCTGATACAGGTTTATTAATAACTTCAGTAGTAGAGTTACCTAAAGTAACTAGAGTATCAATAAGTGTCTGCACTGATATATCACCATCTTTTGCTAAAGTAAGAATTTTATCTCGTGAAATACCGAGCTTATCTGCTAAAGCTTGTTGTATATTAATGCCCTGGCTAGTTAGCTGATTAAGTGTTGCTTGCGTTACTTTACCTGCTTCAAGCGCAGAAGTTATAGCATTACCTGTTTTTTCAAAGGAACCTCCATACAAATCTGTAAGCCGTGTAACCAGTTGAATAGCTTTTGCTTGGTCCGCAATTTCCAAGCCAACACCTCGGATATTTTGAATTACCGCAGTAAACTTTTCTACGTCTGTGTTAGCAACTTTAAACGCGTCGGATAATTGTTTTGTTTGTTCAGCTGAAAAACCAATATCATCTGCAAGTTGTTTAACAGCTTGACCTCGTGACGCAATATCACCAAGTACAGTGCCGACGAGCGATCCAGCAAAACCTCCTGCTCCGCCAAAGGCTCCACCAACTAGACCGCCGATAGCACCACCTGCGGCTGCACCACCACTTTGGCCAAAAAGTAGCGGAAAGGCGCCACCAATTATGCCGCTGCTAAGTGTGCTGCCTATACGACCACCTATACCGCGTGACGTAGATCCAGTAGCTAAAGCTGCCGGAGATCCGGGCATGTTTGCGGTACCACGGATAGGTGAAGCTGGTCCTCTTGCTGTACGAATGTTGGCTGCTTGTGGACCTTGTACACCAAACCCTGCGTTTACTGTTGCATTTATTTTTCTTCTGTTAGCAACTTCTTGGGCAATAAGAAAATTACGTCTTGTACGAGCTTTATTTTCAATTTCCATAGCACTTACAAGAGACCTAACAGCCATTTCTTCCTGTTTTGTGCCCTGAGCAGCTTGTCTTAGTGCCCTTTCAGCTTTAGATACAGCACGGCTATAATTTTCCATATTTGCAACATTAAATCCTTTTCCTTCTAGTACTTTTGCGTTTCTGTTTACGACATTTATTGAGTTATTTAAGCGGTTAAGATTTTTTATTAGGCCGTCAACCTCTCTGGCACCCCTAACGGCAATTTCAATGTCTGCGGTGTATTTCGCCACGGGTGTAGCACTTAGTCCGGTACTTCAGTTTACGGTGTAAAAAGCCGCCGGGTTAGCGGCGGCGTTTGGCCTTATCCAGTTCCTTTTGCTGGTCTTCGTTCAGGATTTGGAAATAGGCGCTCCAGCCGAGCAATTCTTCGGCGGTCATTGTGGCGCGAACTTCGCTAAGGGACATGCCAAGCTCTTTGGCCACTCCGAATTGGAGCATGAGCCAGTTGTCCTTGCGGAGTTCGGCGCTCAGGCTTTTGGGTCGATTGGCTCGGCGTCGTCGGTCAGGATCGCCAGCATCAGGGCTTGCAGGTCTTTGTCCTTGACTTCGTTCTTAAGGACGTCCATTTCGCCGACGCTGAAAAGCTTGGTACCGGATTCGTCGAGCGCTTTGGCGATCAGCAGTTGCAGTGCGAAGGCGTTGGCGTCATCGGACTTGGCTTGCTTTTGGGCGCGTTCGCGCTCAGCCATTGTCAGTGGGGCAACCCACATTTCAAATTTGGTGCCATCAGAGAGTTCGACTACTTTTTTAGCCGGCTCCAGGTTGGCTGCTTTGCGCAGGCGATCAATAGCGCGGACTGGAATTGAGGCAGGCATAAAATCCTGTTGGTTTGGGTCTACTGTAGCGGACTAGACATAAAAAACCCCGGCTTGGTGGCCGGGGTCACTGAACCTTGCTGCCTGAGCAGCGTATCAGGATTTAGACCAGTCAAACGTGGGGGTTGCAGCCGGGCGGAAGTTGACGGTCACCGATTGGGCGTCGTCAGGGTTGATGTTCAGGCTGGCGGAAGTCAGCACAGCATCAAAAGTGATCGAGCGGCTAAGGGTATCGCTCAAGATGCCGCCGCTGAAAACGCGGTCGGTGTAGAGCTTGAAGGAAGCACCAGTTTGCTGGCGCTGCAGCACGTCTTCCACCATGCGGTTGGACAGTGTGGCGTCTTCGTCGGTAATGTAGACCGTGGCGGTGCCAGTGCCATCGCCAAAACCGCTGATGTAGGTGCGGAAAGGCACGTACTGACCAGGGGTTTGACCGATGGTGGTTACGTCGATTTCAGCGCGGCTGATCTCAAAGCTCCAGTCGCGGACTTGGCCCACAACGGCATAATCGGCGTATTCGGCTTGGAAGGCGTTGGAACCGGCGGCGGTACCAGTGGTGGTCAGTGTCACCGAAACGCCGCCCAGGGTTGAAGACACTTTGAGTACACCGGTGGCGGCGGTGTAAGTGATCACGTAGTAGGTCGTGCCAGCGGTAAGACCAGCGGGCAGGGTACCAGTGCCGGTGCCGCCGGTCTGGGTATCAACCACACGGAATTTGACGGGGTCGCCTACCTTGAAGTTCAGGAAGGTGTCTACCACCATCTCGCCGCTAGCGGTGGTGACGTTGGCAGGACGGAAATTACCGATGGTGCCAGCGGGTTTGTAGTAGAGGGCGCCGGACGTGCCGGACAGAACAGTGACGGTCATGGGAGAGTCCCGTTAGACGTTATTGGGCGGGCACTGCCCGGCTTAATACAGGTTAGCGCCTGTATGTAAGCACCATCTACGACAACACAGTTGCAACGTAGGAGGTGTCAATCCGCCCCACGAAGTGCGGAGCTTCTTCTGTTGATGAAAATGTAGGTCCATTTATTTCTCCTACGCGGAAAAATACACCGCTATTTGTTTTTTCTGTATTGTTTAGTGTTTCTAGTACGCCGACGGCAGTGGTTAGTAGGGTTTGGTTGCGGGCTGGGCCCTTGCCTTTTTCCGTGAAAATGCGGATAACAATCGCGCCACGGGCGTTGTCAACGCTGCTGGTAAGCGTGGGTTCGTTGGTAATACCGAAAGTAACATTGACGCGAACGTATTCAGTAGTCGTATTGGGTGGGACTGCTGTGATGTTGTCAAAATAAACAGGCACTGCTGGTGCCAGTGCGCCAAAAGCTGTAAGTAGCGGATTTTCGACGGCGGCGCGGATGGCTTGGTAGTTCATAAAATTCCCTTAGTAGCTTGCTCAAAACTTACACGTATAGTTCTATCAATAGCACCACCTTTGGTGTATGTGGTAAACCAGTCAAGGGGCGCTGTGCGTCTATTCGGGCCTTCGCCACTGATATTTAATTGACCACGAATACCGTTAGTTCTTGTGCCTCTATCCGCAGGTTTTAAAGGAGGTGTGCCCGGGTTTATGAACACACCTTCTTCTAGATCCATCGCTTTAAGCGCGTATGGTCCTTGAGGTCCGGTAGCAAAATTTGAGATTGTGTATTTTACTACTGGTTTAAACAGTAATTCTTTACCTGTTAGTAGCGGGGCGCTTATTTTTTGAGGATTTCCTTTGTTACCAGAACCGCTGACAACCCGACTTTCGCTTGCAATTTGCCAAGAATTTGAAAAACGTCCTGTCCATGCAGGTCCAAGTTTTTGCAGGTCAACAACTACTTTTTCGGATGCTGCTGCAGGAGCACGGCTAAAGGCCGCAACAGCAAAACGATCCAAGTTTTGAGCTAGCCGTTGTAGTTGATTTTTGGCCATTATTGGGGCCTCGCGATTAGAGAATGGTAAACCGGGTTATAGCCGCGATAGGTGGTGATGGCGATGATCTTGGCTTCGCGGGTTGCTCCAGCCTGCTGGTACTGGATGCGGTCAGCCTCGGTTGGGTAGTAGGTACCAAGCTCGCTAACACCAATGATGACCTTGAGGTCAGTTGTTTGATACAGACCTTCAGATTCACGGGGGCTTACGCGGGTGATCACGGCTTTGACCGTGACGGTGGTGTCAGCACCAGTGACGTCGCCGGTCGTTGGGTCGTAAGTGCGGGTGTTTCTGGTTTTGACGTATGTGATGTCTTGGCCCCATTCCGCAAGAAGCGAGGTGGGAATTGGGGCAAAGGTAGTGTCGATTAGGCCCATATCAACCTCGGCGCAGGCGGACTGCGTAGTTGGTGGCGCCACCCATGCAATAAGGGCCGAGGTAGGTCTGCAGCCAGGGGTAAAGGTCAAAGACGTTGTTGACCATGCCGGGCGTGGTTGAGCTGGCTTTGTACTTGACTTTCAGTTCGCCCAGTTCCACTTGGTCGTAAAGGCCGGTGGTGCCAGTGCTGCCCGTGATGGAGTCGGTGTCGTTGGCAAAGGCACGCGCCAGTTCGTAGACCGCAACTTTGATATCGGTTGGGATTAGTGAGCAGACCAGTTCCAGTCCGTCAACTTCGTAGTTTTCACGCGGCCATTTCAGTGCTTGCGTGGTTGTGCAGCGGTCGCCGTAGAAACTAAGGGCGTCGATCCAGCGCGTCGCGGAAATTAGGGCGCGGTTTTTCTGGTCGGTGGTCTTGTCAGTCCAGGTCGAAGAGTCCGGAACGGTCTCGAAATAGGTATCGGCAGCTGCAAGCGTCACGTACGAGTTGGCCGAAGCCCCGCTCACAGTGGCGTCAATAACAGCGGCCACAGCTAATACATCCTTTGTTTGAGTCTAGCGCCAGCACGTTGTTTTCTTTGTTTTGCAGGTGGGGTAAGCATGGTTGAGTGGTAGACAGTAGCGCCAGTCATTTCCAGTTCGGCTTGGGCTTCTAGGTGCTGGCCGTAAGGAACATCGATAAAGCTACGAGAGTTATCCTGTAGTACGAAGAGACGCACTGTACTC